TGACCCCTTAAAAGAAGCTGTCTATGAATTTTTTACTAAGTATCTTAACCGGGTAGAGTACAGTGATTCAGATAGACCATTTAATCCTATTACAATCGGTTGTTGCAGAGTAATGATGCTACAACCTTTAGGTGATCTGTTGGATAAAATGCGAGAACTATCTGGTGCCGATCCTAATCCACTTGAGGAATTAAAAAATGAAAGTAACAAATAAATCTACTGTAGATTACTTAGACCACTTAGGGACGGATTTGACAGTTGTCAATGCGGCTAAGGTTAGCTTTGACAAAGAAAGTAGTTGGCTGTGTAAAGGAGAAGGTGAAGACGCACTAGAATACTTAGATGTAAAAGATGCAAAACTTATTAGGTATTTAGCTACCAACAATCATTGGAGTCCTTTTGCTCATACATCTATTCAACTCCGCGTAACTGCTCCGATCTTTGTTGCAAGACAGCTTGTTAAACATCAAGTAGGTGGTGTTTGGAATGAAGTAAGTCGTCGATATGTAAATTATGAACCAGAGTTTTATTTCCCCATTGGCTGGCGAGGTAAGCCCATCAATGCTAAACAAGGTAGCGATGGCTTAGTAGTTAATCAAGGAGATCAGACAGAAATTTCAATGATGGCTACGCAGTATGCATTAGACGCTTACAACACGCTACTGAGCAACGGAGTTGCCCCTGAGCAGGCAAGAATGGTACTACCACAAAACACAATGACATCGTGGTACTGGACTGGTTCGCTAGTGTTTTTCCATAGAGTATGGAAACAACGAACAGACGCACACGCGCAAGTAGAAAGTGCTGAGGTCGGTCATGCAATCGGAGAAATTTGTGAAAAAATATTTCCCCACAGTTGGTCAGCTTTATGTAATACTAGCGGTAATTGCTGATCTAGTTCTCATTATTAATGCTATACACCACTGGTAAACATATATATGAAACTAATTTATATTGACCCAATAGAAGGTTGGAAATACGGCTTTCCTAAAGCTATTCCAGAAGATAAACTAAAGGATATTGGTAGTATTAAGGCTTGGTTATTAGAAGAAGGGTATCCAAAATCAGTAATAGATAGTTATGGGGCACATTTTTTTTACCGTACTTGGCTGGAGGAGTCCACAGATGAAAGTTAATATCCCTTATGACATTATGCAAGAAGTTACCGTACACACATTACAGGGTGATTTTGATTTACTCTTGGAAATGAGCAATGGTGACTACCCACCGTTTTTCTCTACCGACGATGCTATCGAGAAAGCTAAGGTAAAAAAACTTACCAAAGCATATAAGACTGTGTTATCATATTACGGCGTTAATCTATAAGGATTACAGAATGGCACACAAATATGATTTTATCTTTAACGACGATATTAACGATACCAGTAGTGTACCGTTTCTCAATACGGAACTGAGTAGGTCGATCAGCAGCAACCATGTTTACACTGAAAATGTGTCGTGGATGCAGGTATTATACGACTTTACCGTTTTTTTAGGTAGTACTTACGGGTATGATCTCAGTAAATCCATTGCCGTTGTCGATGATGACGATGCCGGTGAGTATACCACTGTATATGATCTTAATCCATGAAGATACTACTACTAGACATTGAAACATCGCCATTAACCGCCTACACATGGGGCTTATGGAATCAGAACATATCTATTAAAGCTATCGTCGATTCAGGTTCAGTACTGTGCTGGGCGGCTAAATGGCTTTATGACGATAAAGTTATGTTTAACAGCATTCTTAAACACGGCAAAGAAAAGATGCTTAATAACATCCATAAGTTACTTGATCAAGCGGATTGTGTTGTGCATTACAACGGCAGTAGGTTTGATATTCCTACATTAAATAAAGAGTTTATTGAATCAGACATGACTCCGCCAGCGCCTTATATGCAGGTCGATTTACTTAAGGTTGCTCGTAAACAGTTTAAGTTTCCTAGTAATAAACTGGATTATGTAGGTAAGGCTTTAGGTGTCGGCGCTAAAACAGAACACGAAGGCTTTGACTTATGGATTAAATGTATGAATAGGGATCGCAAAGCATGGCGGCGAATGGAGGAGTATAATAAACAAGATGTACTGTTATTAGAGCAGGTGTACCGAAGATTCCTACCGTGGGTTAGTAATCATGCTAACTACGGTGTTGTACACAACAAGCCCCACTGCTGTCCTAATTGTGGCTCATCAGTATTACAGAAGCGCGGTTACAGATATACCAATAGCACAAAGTACCAGCGATACCAGTGTAACGATTGTGGTGCATGGTCTGGTAGTCGTTATAGTGAAAAGATTGACAAGGATGTGTTAAAGTGAAAGAGGCTAGTAAAGTAGAGCAGATGTGGGACAGGGTTGCTAAAATGGTTCCTGAATTAATGGTAGCTCCTTGGGCAACACAACCTAGAGGTGTACAAGACGGGTTCATACACGCCGTAAACGCTTTTTCTTCTACAGGTGATTATACATTGGCTTATATGGTGTTTCAAAACGCAAAGAAACAAGGTGATGTATAACTGGCCTGATTTAACTTTTCCACCATTAAATTTATGGAACTTTAAAAACTGGAGGTATGATATGAGTGGCGGTATGGAAGAAATGTATAAGGAGGAACGAATGAGTCTAAAAGATGTATTAGAAAAAAAACTAAAGGCGATTGCGCCTTATTCCACACATTACCAAGCACTAAACCCAGAGCCTATTGATGTTATTGAAGGGTGGGGTTTGGGTTTTAATCTAGGCAACGCTATTAAGTACATCGCTCGTGCTGAATATAAAGGCAGTAAAGATGCAGACTTAGAAAAAGCTATTTGGTACCTACAGCGCGAATTACTTAAATGAATACTATGACCTTACCTGAGATGGTTGAGCGTTTAGCGGATATTGATGTAATTTCTTTAATTGAATTGCTTGATATTAGTTCTCAGGATATTGTAGATCGGTTTCAAGACTACATTGAAGATGCATATGATACCATATTGGACGAACTAGAAGGAGGAGAAACTGATGAATAACTACCAAACCTATATTGCTAAATCGCGGTACAGTCGCTATATCCCAGAACTATCCCGGCGTGAGCATTGGGATGAAACTGTTAAGCGTTATTTTGATTTTATGCAGAAGCACCTAGCAGAAAAGCATGGTTATGATATTAGTGCTGAGAGGCCTATGTTAGAATCTACTGTATTGGGCCTGGAGGTTATGCCGTCCATGAGGGCGCTGATGACATCCGGTAAAGCATTGGAACGATCTAATGTGGCTGCTTTTAACTGTTCCTACTTACCTGTCGATGATCCAAAATCATTTGATGAAGCTATGTATATCCTACTGTGTGGTACTGGCGTAGGTTTTAGCGTAGAGACTAAATATGTTAACAAACTACCCGAAGTACCTGAAAAGATTTTTGATAGCGAAACTACCATCGTTGTCTCGGATTCTAAAGAAGGATGGGCTAAAGCTCTTCGCCAGCTTATTAGCCTACTTTATGCTGGTGAAGCTCCTCGATGGGATTTATCTAAAGTTCGTCCTGCCGGTGCTAAGTTAAAAACATTTGGCGGTCGCGCTAGCGGCCCAGCGCCTCTTGATGAACTATTTAGGTTTACTGTCGGTAAATTTAAGGGTGCTGCTGGTCGTAAGCTACACTCAACCGAGTGTCACGATATTATGTGTAAGGTAGGCGAAGTAGTCGTTGTTGGTGGTGTGCGTCGTAGTGCTATGATCTCATTGTCCGATTTAGGTGATGACCGTATGCGTCATGCAAAGTCTGGTGCATGGTGGGAAGCTAATGGTCAACGCGCACTAGCTAACAACAGTGCTAGTTACGATGAACGGCCTAGTGTCGGTCAGTTTATGGAAGAATGGTTGTCTTTGTATAATAGCCATAGCGGTGAGCGTGGTATTTTTAATCGTGAAGCTAGCGCAAAGAAAGCAGCAGAGAATGGCCGCCGCAAGCCTAACGATGATTGGGGCACTAACCCATGTAGCGAGATCATCCTGCGTCCATATGAATACTGTAACCTTACAGAGGTTGTTATACGGGATAATGACAATGAAGAAACGCTCAAGAATAAAATCAGCGTTGCAGCCATTCTGGGTACTTACCAAGCAACGCTCACAGACTTCCCATATCTGCGTAGTATTTGGCAGCGTAATACCAAAGAGGAGTCTTTATTGGGTGTCAGCCTAACCGGGATTATGGACAATACATTAACATCAGACCCAGATGTTGAAATGCTAAAGCGACTGCGCCAACACGCCGTAGATGTTAACCACGATTATGCACAGCGTTTTGGTATCAACCAAGCGGCAGCTATCACTTGTGTTAAACCTAGTGGCACCGTGTCTCAATTAGTTGATAGTGCTTCTGGTATCCATGCACGGCATAGTCGCTACTATATTCGGCGTGTAAGGGGTGACAACAAAGACCCACTAACGCAGTTTATGATTAAGTCGGGTGTGCCAGCAGAGCCGGATTTTATGAAGCCAGCCAATACAACTGTATTTAGCTTTCCTATCAAAGCACCTGAACATGGTGTGTTGCGTGATACCATGAGTGCTATTGAACAGTTAGAAGTTTGGTTGAAGTATGCCCGTCACTGGTGTGAGCATAAACCATCTGTAACCATCAGTGTTAAAGAGGAAGAATGGCCGGATGTTGGTGCATGGGTGTGGAAATACTTTGATGAGATCAGCGGCGTTAGCTTCCTACCGCACGATGGTGGTTCTTATAAACAAGCGCCCTACGAAGAGTGCAGTCAGGTGGAATATGAAGAACTATTATCCAAGATGCCTAAAGACATTAATTGGGATTCTTTGAATGAGGATGATGATAATGTAGAAGGCGCACAGATGCTGGCCTGTAGTGGAGGTGTGTGTGAAATCTAAATAAA